AAAGCCTATACCCCAAGTCGGGGTATAGTGCTGAATTACCAGCGGTTGATCTTACGATCACGGCGCGCGATGAAACGCTGCTGAACACCAACAACGTGCTTCATCCGGGAGTTCGCACCCCTGCCAATAAAGCAGGATGCGAGAACAATTCCGAGAATGAAAACAGCGCTCTTGATGACAGAAACGATGATGCGGGTCATGAGTGGTCCTTTCAAACGGAGGGGTTTCAATATAGGACCGGTTTTTCTCGCGGGTTATTTCATCTTTTTCCGAATATCCCGAAGCTCGAGCCAGATAAGCAGGAGCAGTCCGTAGATACCAAGCCATTGTCCGAATTCCATATACGCTCCTTAGAAAAGCCTATATCCCAGGTCGGGATATAGGATGAGGTCTCAGTCGGTCTCTTCAGAGGCTTCGATCTCGTCGAGCTCATCGAGGTCATCGTGCTCAAGCTCTTCGGGCTCGTCCGTGTCCGGAACCGAGCGGAACGCCATGAGGGTGAGAGCGGTACCGGCTGCGAATACAGCGGCGCCAGCAATCAACTTCTTGGAGTTGCGCTTGATAGCGGGCAGGACAGCGTCCTTGTTGAACTTGAACTCGACGATCTTCTCGTTGGTCTCAAAGGAGGTGTCGGTGGTCTCAGTCATGAGGGTTTCCTTTCAAATAGAGGGGTCTCATATAAGGCATGGTTTTTCTCGCGGAAAGCCTATACCCCATGTCGGGGGTATAGAACTTGGATCAACGGGAAACGGCGAGAGCCTGTTCCACCATCGTATCCCATTCCTCATCAGTCATAAGCTCAGCGCGCAACTTCGCGTTCTCAACTTCGAGCGTCCGCACGCGGGCCTTAAGATTAAAGGCGGCGTACTTCTGCTCTTCGTGAGCAACAGCGAAGAAGATGCTGAGGATGGTAACGAGGCAGAGGGCGATGTAGAGCATAGTCTTTCCTTTCGTAGGATCTTCAGTATAAGGTATGTTATACTTGCGAAAAAAAAGATAAGCCTAGATCCCATGGCGGGATCTTTGGCTGGAAGGTGGTAGGATCAGAAGTTCCAGGTCTTCTTCTTGCCAACCATCTCGGCGACAATCAGCAGGGTGCCGATGACGACGAAGGGGGCGATGACAAGAGCGAGGAGGGTGGTCATTGTGTTTCCTTTCTAAGGGTCTTCAATATACGGTGTGTTAATCCTGCGACTCATGTGACTAGAGTGACCAGGCAAAAAAAAGATAAGCCTAGATCCCATGGCGGGATCTAGAACTGTGTCAGAGGTAGTAGTGGTCGTACTGCTCAGAGCTCAGTCCAGTAGCAGCAAGCTCCTCGGCGTAGTCGAGGGCGGCCTGTGCAGCGGCGGGAGAGAGGTTCATGAGAGTGTCCTTTCTATGACGGGTTTCAATATAGAGCCCGTTTTCTACGCGAAAAAAAAAGATAAGCCCAGCCCCCCATGCGTATAGCACAGGGGGCCAGGCGAATCTCAGAAGGGTTTAACCTTCATGATCAAACCGAACGCCTTCGAGCTGACGACTGCAAGTCGCTCGTACTGGAGGACGGCTACGATACCGGCCAGAGAGGTAGCTGCACCGAGAATTGCGTCTTTGCTGAGCTTCTTGCTCTCGCCAAGGGCTTTGGCTTTTGCAAGAGTCTCGACATTTCGAGCAATTGTAGTGTAGTCCTCACTAGAGGGATCGTGAAGCTCGGCCTCCTTCAGAGCAGCTTCAATTGTCTGCTGAATGGGGTCAGTTTTCTTCATGGTGTGGCTCCTTTCTAGGGTCTTCAATATACCGCAGGTTTTTCTCGCTTAGACCTGCTTGACGTCCAGCGTCACCTTTCCGTTACGGAGCATCTCAGCGACGCCCTGGTCGAAGGTGGCGTGGATACCCTGGTCCTCGGACACGTGAAGGGCCCCAGAGGGCTGAGTGCCCTGGTACTTGTTGGAGCTCACTCCGAGGAGAACACCAAGGAATGTGTCGACAGCCGCGATAGTACCAGCAACCTCGGTCGGGGCCGGGAGGTGCCAGAGTGCGGCGAGGGTGACGTAGAGAGCACTGGTAGCGGGAAGGCAGACCAGCGCAACCCACTTCAGGATGTCGTACGTCTTGTTGTGCATCGATTCTCCTTGCTTGAGATGCTTAGCCATTTTCTTTCTTCCTCCTAGCGGGAGGTCTTGGGGTAGGGACCACGGGGAGCCGTTTAACTTCGTCGACGATTCTCTCAGCAAGACCGTTACCACCGAATTCCAAGTAGGGATCAACGAGGTACTTCATGAAGTCCTCGTACTCGTCAAGGGTTAGAAACCCTCGGTGGATATAGGTCTTTCCGACATAGACGATACGGTCGTGTGCCATCCCCAGGAGCAGACGGGTGTTTGCCGAACTCTTCTCTCGCCGCTTCTGAAGGTATGCCCAGAACCCAGTTGAGCTGAATATACCTAGGAATACGGCGACAGTGAGATCCAAGAATGGACTGAAACCGAAGTGCGTCATTTTAACCGATCAAGAAATATGGGCGAATACCGAATCCATAATTAATAGGGGCGGTTGAGACCTCACCGTTGGCCTTGAGATATACAGCGGTACTCTGGTGGGAACGATCACGGAGCCAGTACTCATAACCCGGGAAGATCATGGTGTGATTCTTCTCGAACGCCGAGAGCTGACCAAGGTTGAGAGCGTTGCCCTCAGGACCGGCGCCCATCAGTCGACGACCGAACACCATGGTCTCGTCAAGGAGCATGGCGTATGAGCTGTACCAGGTGTACGAGATAACCGTTCCTTCAGTGCGGATACCCTGAGAGACTCGAGTCCAGCCCTTCATGAGGTTGTCTCCGAACAAAGACCTAGCCATGCGCTCAGCCTGAGCAAGCCCAGACTTATTGATCGTGTGATCCAGATAAGAGCCCGTGAATGGGTTGGTCTCATGAAGTGGGGCACTATATAGCGCCTTGTCGGGGACAACTACCACGTGGTGTTGCTGGATAGGAGTACCACCGACACCGTAGAAGTAGTTGAACGCTGCAATACGCCAGTTGACACCAGCGTAAGTCCAGTAGTCACCAAGGTACATACCACTGAAAGTACCATTACGGATGCTCGACATGTAGTTCGAAACACTCGTACCCAGCGAGGCACCCCGGTACACAGAGTTGTGCATACCAAAGTGGCTAATGTTGACCATGTTGTAGAAAGTCGATGACGTCTCCAACTTGGACGAGACATTAGTAACACTGGACTCGATCTGTCCGGCCCGGGTCTCGAGCTGGGAGATCTTGGTGTTCTGGGAGTTGTCGCTAGCCTTGAGGTTAGCCACATCCGTCGAGGTGTTTCCACCCGCATTCTGCAGCGCGTCTCGAACGGTCTGGAACCAGTTATTGAACTCACCCTGGAGCTTCGCCTGGAGCGAGTCAAGGTTGATAGTGTTGACCGGACCACCCACATATGGGGTGAGACTGGATCCCACGAAGTTCGTGATCGACTCAGCACCGATGGCTCGGGCGTTCTTCACGACTCGGATGTTCGCAAGGATCATGTACTTCTTCTCCCCATCGCTCGGGATGAGCGGGGGATTCGGAGTAGCTGAGGCAGTGCCCTTGATGATCTCAAGCTTGGCGCCTCGAACCGCCTTGGAAATGTCGACGGACAGAACAACCGAGTCGATACGGTCCAGAGTAGCGTTGGCAGCCTGGACAGCGAGAGTCTCGTCGCCGGTATTCTCAACCCAGCGACGGTTCAACCAAGCCTTTCCGGATCCAACGAAGATGTTCATACTGTTCGCAACCGGGCGAACGAAGAACTTGTCCCCTACGTTAGGGAACACTCCGTCGGAGATGATACCGTCGAACAGGGACCCGAACTGGTCCGCGTCGTATACCCGGTCACCGTTCACCGAGTTGTAGAAGCCACTATTAATGGGCATAGGTTAACCCCTTTCTCGAGGCTCGATAATCTCGCCCGGACCATTACGAGCGAAGTCAATACGGAAGCTGTCGCCATTCCACTTGCCCCGAGAGGTCATGGAGATGGTGGGGACCTGAGAGAAACCATCAGCAGACCAAGACTCTGTCATCTCAGTAAGCTGGGCTTCAATAGGTCGTGAATTACGCCCGGTGGGGACATAGTAGAAAATATCCCCAACATCGAACCCGGTTCGGAACTGGACGTTCGAGAAGCTGTCGATCTTACCCGAGACCATTTCGACGGGTGAGTACTTGGGGAACATGGCGTCAAGAACCCAGAAGGGATACCAGACCTCGCTCAGAGATCGAATATGCTGCTTCTGAAGCTCAGTCAGCTTGTTCCAGTCCTCCACCTTATAAGGTTTGTGGACCTGGGTGTTGTCCCACAAGACCTCGCGTCGGTCAACAGGGTTCTCGGATCGAATAGTGTGTTCTCGAGTGTGGGTCGATCCATCAGCTACCCACTGAAGATCCACATCACCGCTGTCCCAGATCTCGTAGATGGTGCTCTTTACGTCGACGATACTCTGGACAGACTCAAAGTCGCTGAAGTTGTCGTTCGCCTCAGACAGGGTGATCGTCTCAACGAGGTGCGGGGCATTAAGATATGTGTGATATCCACCCTTCTCTAGCTTGACTCGATAGAACATCGAGTAGCCATTCGGCTTGCAGGCTGAGATCACATTCCGGAACATCTCTACCGCAGGGTTGCGATCGTAGATGATCCACTTACCGTCCTGGAGCTTGTTGCCAGTGTCGTTGACATACGCCAACTGAGTGACCTGATCATTCCGATGGAAATGGAAGTTAGGGAGCTTACGGTTCGGCTCAGCATTGTCACCGAAGTGCCGGTGTGCGATTCTCTCAGCGAAACCCTGGGCGTCGAATCGACCCTGAGCATCAGGAACGACCCAGCTACGGTGAAGCTGAACTCGCCACTCGTACAGACTCTCAAGAGATCGTCCAGTGTACTTGTGGAGATATACCCGGTTATCGATCTGCTTGATGGCTACAGTCTCGATAACCATGACGTATTCGGTATCATCCCTTGTGAGGAAGTTACCAAGTCCATACTCAGGGTACGAGGAGGTAGAATATACCTGTAGCTCGAACTGCCCGTACTCGTAAGCGCGCTCAGTCCAGTTCAGCGAGATGAACGTGCTTGGAATCTCGCGCTTATCATCGAAGTTATCTTTTTTCGTGTAGAATAAGTGCATCAGATTCCTCGATAAAGGCTTTCGTACTCGATGGATACACCAAGGTCCTCACTACCGCCAGAGTACTGCAACGATAGAGTGTTGACACCGGGGTGCATCTTGATCCATTCACTCCCCGGAGCCAGAACGCCAGTGATGAACGAAGATTTACCACCAGCGTAGTGGACGATAGACTTCTTTCCAGGACGGGTATCCACCACAAGCTTCTCACCGGCATAGAACTGACCAGCCCTTGAGATGGACATGGTCTCGTCGAAGGTGGTGTTCGAGATAATGAGGTTCCCTACTGTCCCGAAGAAAGTGAATGTGATGGTAACACCCGCGGGGGCATCTCCGTGGTATCGGATGTCCTTACCCGTGGAGTTAGTCATGTCGCCGAAGATAAGCTTGTGGTTGCCTTCGGAGAAGAATGGGAACTCGAATTGTGGAACGGTGTCGTTGAAGCCGACGACCTTCTGGATCTGAGAGGAAGAGGCCTTCCAATACGGGTCAAGCCCAATCAAGGATACCTGGACTTCCTGTCGCTCTGCGAAGATGTTAGGCTCAACGGATTCCACGATAAAGTCAGACTTAGCGCTGACCCAGTCGGTGATCACCTCGAGGGAGATGGTCTCTGATACTCCGAAGTACTTGTAGAGCTTCCTCCGGAGCTGCTGGATGTCCTCCCCCCAGGGGATCAGAGTCAGCACAACATTGCGTGTACCAACCCTGACCCCCTTGAGGAAAGCTCCGTCAATCAAGGCATATCGATCCATACTGAGATCGGCCTTGACGGGTCCCAGACCAGTAATCTCCTTGATCGCGATCCCCGACTGGTAGGGGTCACGGATGTCGATAGTAAGTCGTTCCCCCGACTTAGTCGTGGACGAGATCTCTGAGATCATAGTGTCAACTTGTCCTTTGCCATAGCCAGCTGAGTGTTGGTGTTGCGGTAGATAGTAGCCGCATCCAGCGCCTCTGGCGAGTTGTTGGTCTGGTTGAACGTGATGTTTGTAACACCATTTTGACTCTTCGTATCAGAAGTGTCAACTGCGATCGGAGCAGCCGGTCGAGCGCTATTAGCGATGCTCGCGGTGACTCCGACGGCGGGAATAAGTCCTCCGATGCCTCCAGCCTGCTTCTTAAGTTCCTCAAGATCGAGGATAGGTTTGATCTCGGGCTGGAAGGACGGGTCTTCCTCGATGAGGTCGTTGACTCCATCAAGGGCTTTGTCCAAGGCATTGTAGGCGGCCTTACCGAGACCAGTGCTGGCCTCAGCGATGTTCTGATGCTCGTCACGGATACCGATAGCGAGTCCCTCGCCCATGTACCCACCGATCTCCTTCATAACTCGAGAAGGTGAGTGAATACCGAGCGCGTTCTTCAGCTTCGAGATACCATTCTTGGCACCCTGAACAAGCTGAGAACCGATCTTCCAAGCCTTACCGGCAATACCACCAGTCACGCCATCGATGATGGCCCAACCGATCTCGAGACCGACCTGACGGAACTGGGCCGAGTACTTGGTGATCGCATCTCGGACGCCTCGCAGGAGCTGGAGGACAGTCCAGAGACCCTTATCGATAATCTTCGGACCATTCCTAGCAATCCCGTCAAGGAAGTTGATGATGACGTTCGTAGCTGCGTCAATCACCTTACCGATGTTATCGGCAATACCGTTCAGGAAGTTCGCCAGGATCTCAGCACCCTTAGCTCCGAACTCATAGGCGTGGTTCGAAAGCTCGGTAAGTAGTGCCTGGATCAGGATGAACAATGCTGCAACAACACCAGGAATGTTCACATTGATCGCATATATAAGTGCACCAATGAGCTGACCCATAGCGACAGCAAGCTCGGGGGCCTTGGCTCCGAGGGTGATGATGAAGTTGGCAATTGCGTTAGCCAAATCGATCGCAAGCTGGGGTAGGATAGCACCAAGCTGCTTGAGTCCCTCAGTAAGTACCAAGAATGCTGCGGCACCAGTGGTAGCGCAGATACCCAGAACAGCAGCGAATGCTGCCATACCAATCGAGATTGGTAGAAGCGCCAAACCAATAGCCAGAAGTGCAGCGGTCAATAGCACCAGTCCAACTGCAACGGTCTGAGCAACTGCAGAGGCAATAAGCAGGATTGCGAATCCGCCAGCCAGGGCCACAAGACCAATGGCCAGCTCTCCCCAGCTAATGGTCGACAGCTGCTTTAGAGCGCCTGCTAGTGCAACAAATGTCACGGAAGCAATACCAAGAGCAACCGCCCCATTCTTGAATGCGCTAGCTGCAGCCATTCCCGCAGCAAGAATACCTAGACCGATTGCCAGACTGATTAGTCCTTTGGCTAGAGTGGCTACATCCATACTACCAAGCACGTATACCGCGCCGACTAGTGTGGTAACCGCAACGGCCATGGCTAGCATGGCTGCAGCGCCTCGAGCATTTGACCTACCAGCAATCACGAGAGCGGCGGATAGTGCTGCAATCATCACGCCGAGAGCAAGTACGCCTTGAATAAGTTTACCCGTATCCATCGTCCCAAGCATCCAGATAGCAGATACTAGGATATTACAGGATACGGCTAGAGACAGGAGTACCAGAGCACCCTTACCCATGTACGGGTTCTTACTAACTGTGGTCATAAATCCAGCAAGTGTCGCGACCAAGAAGTCCAGAGCAATTACACCCTGAATAGCCTTCCCGGTATCCATGGACCCAAGCATATAGATTGCTCCGGCTAGGATGACGCAAGCTACAGAAAGGGCCAGAAGAATACTAGCGCCTCGCTCCACGCCCTTTAGATGTGTGGTCTTAATGAGGAACTGGCTTAATAGCTCAAGCAAGAACTTCATAGCAACCATGCCCACTACTGCGCCCTTTACGTCCATCCCCGATAGGATTCGAACGGCGGTAGCCATGAGAATCATAGCGGCACCAAGAGCAATAAGCATTGTCACAATTAGAAGGGTGCTCTTCTTGAAGGCGATCAGCTTGGTCAGCGTCTGCATCATATCTTCGATCAGGCTGAACAAGTATTTCATTGCGGCAAGAGTGATGAAAAGTTTCGGCGCAGGGACCAGTGACATCAGGATCAGTGCGCCAGCAAGAACACCGAGGGCAATAGCGATCGTCAGAAGAGCCTTAGCTTTAACCTTCTGCTCAAATGCCTCAAGGACTCCTCCGAGTTTGTCAAAGACGTTGCCAAGCTTATCAGCAACGTTTCCGATCTTGTCGAAGTTCTCCTTGAAGGAATTGATCCATCGAGTGAAAGCAATAAGCACTCCACCACCGATAGCTCCAACAAGAATCTTCCCCATGTCGTAAGACTTGAGGTTGTCGTTCGCGTTACCGAGGGCTTCGCCGACAGCACCGAATGCATTCTTAACTGCATCCTTGACCTTAGGAGCGAACGTCTCGGTGACGAAGTCCTTGAACTCCTGGAACTTCTGCTTGATGGTGTCGAACAGTTCTGGAAGGTGAACCGCTCGAGCGACCTGCTTGATGTCCTCGAACCACTTCTTGAGGAAGTTCTCTTTGGCTGCCTGGCCAGTCTCCTTAGCCGCCTGAGCAGCCGCCGAGCCTACACCTGAGACAGCGCTAGCCGCCTCTTTGGCCTTCTCCTTTACCGCGGAGTGTCCGTTAACCCACTCTTGGAAAGCGAGGGCGACCTCCTTGATCTTTCCACCGATATCGGAGAAAGACTTACCGAGATGGTCCCAAACACTGCTATTTTGAACGGCGTTCCACGCTTCAACAATCGCATCCTTGAGCTCGATGAGCTTTTCCTTCAGCCACTGAACTTTCTCGGAGATCTTTAGCTTCTGTCCAAGCTCATCGAATTTCGCACCGAGGGAAGCAATGATCGCCTCAGATGAGGTCATACCATTGAAGTCAAAACCCTTGAAGTAGTCAGAGAGGGCCGACTTTCCCGAGAGAAGCTTGTCCTTGAGCTTATCCCCAACGCTCTGTCCGAACTCGTGGAGCTTGGTCTTGGCTGTGTCGATTCCGCTCTTGATCGAATCTATTGCGGCCGTGAATTCTCGACCAATTACTGAGTTCTTAAGAGCGTCTTTTACGAGACCAAACTTCGAAGCGAGTCCCTTGAGGCTGTTTCCAAGCGCGGTCGCCTTGGATCCGAAGTCTAGCCATATGATAAAACTATGGATTCCATCGACAAGCCACTTGATAGCTTTGCCGACCAGATCAATCGGTGGTAGAAGTAGCTTGAGTAACTTTCCACCAAGATCCAGCTTAGTGAACCACTGGTCAAACCAGTAGATCGCCTTACCGAGTACCTTAGTGATTTGGAAGACACCAGAGTTAACACCAGTGAATGCCGGGAACAGTGCGCTAATGATGTGTGAGGCAACCGTGAAGATTACCTGGGCAACCTCACCAATGATGGTGGCGAAGATGTGGAATACTGAGAACAGACCTGTAAAGGTCCACTCCAACTTATCTGCAAAGTTGTTTGTGATTATCAGCTTCTCTGTGAAATCAGCGAACGCTTTGACAATCTTGTATAGCCCCTCTGGAGAAGCATTCATGAACACTCTTCGGAAGGCCGTACCGATCTGACCCAAGACCTTGATCATGGCCTGGAAGATATTGAGCATGGATCGAAGGATCTCATCTCGGCCGCCGAGGTCCACAAACCCCTTGAGGAAGTCGTTCCTGGCTCGAGACATATCGCCGATCGCACCACTGACCCAGTTACCAACTGAGGTGAACAGAGTCTGGGCCTGGTTAAAGTCACCGATCAGGATTCGCCAAGTCTCAGCCCATCCAGAACCAAGAGCTTCTCCCCAGGTACCAATCATCTGAGAGAAGGTTCGAATCTGAGTGGCCGAATCGCCAGCCGCCTGGGCCAGCTGCTTCATCTTATGCGCCTGCTCCTCCGAGTAGCCCATCTCCATGATCTGAGCCTCAGAGAGGTCGTTAGTCATGACCTTCAGGGTCTGCATCATGACCTCTGAAGTGAGCCATCCCTCTTGAAGGGAGAGTCGGAAGTTCCCCTGCTTCTCGATGGCGGCGTCTACGCCCGTATTCATGATTCGAGAGGTCTCGATCAGGGCGTCCTGGAACTGCTTACCGGCGATACCAGCGTGCTCCAGAGACATCCAGTCCTGTAGCTTCACTACACCAGAGCTCATAGCCTGAGCGAGCTGGTACGTAGCCTGTGCAGCCTGAGTGGCATTCGCTCCAGAGAGGGCAGCCATGTTTGAGAAGCCCTTCACTGAAGCGGTGGCGTCCTCAAGTCCGACACCAGCAACCGTGAAGGTACCGATGGCCGAGGTCATCTCAGTGAAGTTGTAGATGGTCTTGTCAGCGTAGCTGTTAAGCTCGTCAAGTGCCGCGTTGACCTGGTCCAAAGTGGTGCCATTTTGACTGGTGTTAGCCAGAATGGTCTGGACCGCATTGATCTGGGTCTCGTACTCGTGGAATCCGTCGATCGCAGGCTGAATGAAGCTCTGGAGCATCGACTTTCCAGCAGAGATTGCGGCGGCACCAATTCCTCCAAGGGCGGTGATGCCGATTCCCTGCATGACGGACATATTGGACGCTGCGTCGACGGCGGATCGAGCCAAATCACCAAGCGTGGTGTTTTTTGCGATCTCTCCGACACGCTTGAGGCCGTTAGCAGCTCCCTCCATCTTCAAGGATTCCTTGAGTCGGTCCATGCCGGACGCGGATTCCTTGATGGCGGACAGGAACTGCTTATTGTTCATCTTGAGCGAGACTACCCGCTCGTCAATAGTAGCCACTACTTAGTGACCTCCTTCCAGGCCTTCTTCGCTATCTTGTCGAATACGGGCCTGATAGCGGGGTTGATGTAGTC